TCAAATGGTAGTATTCTACAAGGGGTGGATTCCCCGTCTTTAAAAAGAGTTTCTTTCGCTCTGGAAGATACTATCCATGATTTGGATAGTGTTCAGTCTTTTGAAGAAAGTCAACCGCTTAGGCAACGCGGTAGTTTTAGCGCCGTTGATTATTGTGGTAGTTCTGTTTTTTGCATTACTCGTAATGCTGCTCGTACTCTTGTTTCTATGACGTACGAGGCCCAATCCTTATTGGAAGCGCCCGCTGATTCAAATGTTCAGGCAAATATAGTTTCTTTTACCGATCATGATGCCGGTTATGAGGCTGGATTAATATCTGCTCGGGATGATAGTTATTATGTTAGTGATGATTCTGAGTTTAATGTATCGAAGTTCTTTGCCCGCCCCGTTAGGATTGGCACTTTTCCATGGACAGTTAATACAGCTTTTGTCGGACAACAGATTTTTCCGTTTGAGTTGTTTTGGAAAAATAAACATAATGCTAATAGGTTAAATAATTACCGTAATATGAAGTGTGATATGTGTGTTAAGATCGTGGTGAACGGTACACCTTTTCATTATGGTATGGTTATGGCGAGTGTCACTCCGGACCAATCATTGGAAGGATTTTTGAACACGGATTTGACTGAACTTGGTTGTGTCCGCGGCTCGCAAAACCCTCATATTTTGGTTGATGCTAGCACTTCATCAGCTGGTTGTTTGCGTCTTCCGTACACTCATCCTAATAATGCATTTGACACTTTAGGGCTTCAATTGCAGTCTGCCGGGACATTAACACTAAGAGAATTAGTACCATTGTCGCATGTTTCTGGTGTGGTTGAAACCATAACGATTTCAGTGTTTGCGTGGGCTGAGAACGTTGTTCTCGGCGTACCGACCAATAATAATATTTCTGGTCTTACCGCTCAATCTTCTGATGAATATGGTCAAGGGGTTATTTCGAGACCGGCTTTCGCTTTGGCTGCAGTAGCTAATTCCGTTGCTAAAATGCCGTTTATACGGCCATATGCATTGGCGACGGAAATGACCGCGACATCACTTGGTAATTTGGCCACTTTATTTGGTTTTGTAAAGCCAAATGTTGTGTCAAATATCATGTTGATGAATCCGAGATCTATTCCGAATTTTTCATCCGCTACGCAGCACGATCCGATTTACAAGGCTACGCTTGATGATAAGCAGGGTGTAACAGTGGATCCACGGGTTGTGGGTCTAACTGGTAAAGATGAGATGGGTAT